AGGAGGAAGATTATGTTGGTAATCGGATTGATTCTCATCATTTTGGTCGGCTTGTTCATGGCTTTTCTTTTCGTGAAGAAAGGCCTTTTCAAGTCAAAAACCGCTTGGGCGGCGGTCGTTGGATGGATTTTGACGATCCCTCTTTTTGCTGATGGCCAGATCGGGATCGTGGCGCTTGTAGCTGGATTGGCGGGACTCATCGCAACTCTTTTTCTACGTGGCGAGATCGAGCAAAACTTAATTAACATTTTGAACAAGTTCAAATGGTGGAAGAGCGGAACCGTATGGACACTTGTATTCAGCATAATCCTNACGAATGTTCTCGCTTACCTTAATGGACAGATGGATTTCAAGGTAATGGTCCTCACGATCATACCGGCAATCATCGGGATTTTCTTACGGAGTGCAGTGAACACCGAAACGTTTTAAAAAAAATATATTTTGATTGGTAAGATAAAAAAATGAATGTCCTTTTGCAGGCATTGGTTCAGTCGTCGAACATGCATCAACTTAGCGGCGAACTCAAAATTATAATTCCTTTCTGCACTCTCCTTGTTCTCTCAGCTTCGTTCTTGTGCATCATGATTGGTATCGACAAAGGTGTGANTATTTTCTTGTACCTGTTATCAACAAGACGAAAGAAAAATAGAAAGAAGAAATAAGAAAATATATGGGAGCATCAAGGCTTGTTGTATCGATCAAAGAACGGCTGTTCCTCAAGTTCATCCTCGAGGGGATGACTCAGAAAGATGCCTACCGGAAAATAAACCCGAACAAAGAACTCACCGACGAGGCGTGTGACACCGGCGGCTGGAAGTACATGCGGCGCCTCAAGAGGAAAATCCCATGGGATAAGATCCTCGACGAATGGGGGCTCGACATAAAATGCATCGCAGACAAGCTCCGTGAGTTGCTCAACTCTAAGACGCCGAGGTTTCACCAGGATTCTCTGCTCGGCGAGTGGCCGGACAATGCCGCCCGTGGACGGGCCCTGGAGCTCCTCGTCGACATCCACAAAATGAAATCGCAGAAGATCGAAGTTACCGGGAAAGACGGCGGACCGCTGGAGGTTTTGAGCACGCTCAATGACATCATCAAGTACGCTGAGTCGCATAAACCAGATAGTGACGAGGTACAGGAATGACTGGGGCCTGTTCGCGCGGGAGATCCTCCGGGTCAACCTTGACCGCGAGCAGGAAGATTGCTTGTACTCGATTCAGAACTACAGGCGTGTATCCATACGCAGCGGCAACGCTCGAGGCAAGGATTTCGTAGCGGCCGTTGCCTCTGTTTGTTTTTTGATATTGTATTACCCGAGCAAGGTTATCGAGACTGCGCCGACGCAGCGCCAAGCGGTCGGGATCATGATGAGCGAGATCCGCTCGATCTACAACCGCGCAGTGATCCCCCTCGGCGGGGAGATATTGACGGAGCGGATCATGTTTCCTAATGATCCGGATCCGCACTATCTCATGGCGTTTAAGGCCGGGGACAAGGAGGCCGAGCCGTGGAGCGGGTTCCATTCACCCAACCTCATGGCCGTGGTGAGTGAGGCGACGGGTCTTGATGATGTGGTGTTCGACGCGATCGAGGGTATCCTTCAGGCAAACAGCAAACTCGTGCTGTGCTTCAACCCGTTCAGGCTGAGCGGGGAGGCGTACCGGAGCATCACGAGCCCGATGTACGTAAGGCATCGGTTGAACTGCCTTGACGCGCCTAACGTGAAGGCGAAGAAACAGATCATCCCGGGCCAGGTCGACTATGAGTGGATCCGAGCCCTAGTCGAGGAGAAGGGTTGGGCGACGCCGATTATGGAATCGGAGGTCTCAGCCGAAGAGAACGACTTCNAGTGGGAGGGNCGTTGGTATCGGCCCAGCGACTTGTTCCGGATCAAAGTTCTGGGAGAGCCTCCGAAGGAAAGCGAGGATGTTCTCATCCCCCTGTCGTGGATAGAGGCGGCGCAGCANCGGTGGAAAGAAGACCACGCAGTCGAGGGGGATCTCAGACTCGGCGTCGACGTCGCCGGCGAGGGGAGAGACTTTACCGTGTTCTGCCACCGTTACGGGCCGATGGTCGAGAAGCTCGTCAAATACAGCAACCAGGATCATATGGTCACTGTCGGGCGGATCGGTGAAGCAGTAAAAGCGAAGGGCGCGGTAGCATTGATTGATACGATAGGCGAGGGTGCTGGCGTTTATTCAAGGTGCAGGGAGCTGAAGCATAATGCGAAAAGCGCAAAGTTCAGCGAAGGCGCGAAGGGGCTCAAGGATTANTCGGGGCAGCGCACTTTCGCAAATATGCGAGCTTATTGTTACTGGGCTATTCGTGATGCGCTCAATCCTCGGTATGACTTTCAGATCGCTTTACCGCCGGATGACGAGCTCGCTCAGGAACTCCACGAGACGCAGTGGAGACTTAGAAGCAACGGGGATATCCAGATCGAGGAGAAAGATGAGATCAAGGCGCGGCTGAAACGATCGCCCGATAAAGCCGATGCGCTCGCGTTGACATTTTTTCCAGTGAGGGCATTACAGATTTTTTGAGGATGATGGGATGGGGCTTTTAAAAAGAATAGGACAGGGACTCATCAGAGTGGAGAAAGCGATCGGAAGCGGATACAGGCAAACCGGAACNGTCGCCCTTCCCGGGGACTANGACTTCAAGACAGGGATCCGGGCCCTCCAATTCATGAGCATCGCCGATTTCGAGGATGGCCCAAGAAGAATCACGGTAAAGATGCCGTATATTCAAAACAGTTGGGTTTATAGTGCGATCCGTGTCATGGCGACGAACATGGCACAGGCCCGCTGGCAACTCATGCAGGGTGAGACGGAGATCACGTCAACTCTCGGGAAATATGGTTGGTTACGTCGCTTGTTCGACTGGGTATCGCCGACGGAAAACCGATATAGTCTCTTCGAGTCCATCATCGTGTGGCTTTCTATCGCTGGCGAATGTTTCTGGCATCTCAAACGCGGATTGGGGAATCAGGTTGCGCAAATCGGGATATTGCCTCCCGACACGATGACAGAGAATGTAAAAAATGGAGAACTCCTCGGATGGAAATACAGGACCGGCGGCACGGATACTTTCCTCACCAATGACGATATAATCCAGTTCAAATATTTTAATCCGTACAGTCCATGGCGGGGACTCGCTCCTCTCATAGCTGCGACACTCGGAATCCACATCGACTTCGCGGCAGGACTTTACAACTACTATTTCTTCAATAACGACTCGACGCCAGCAGGATTGATAAAATCAGATCAGGAACTGGATCCCGAGGAGGCCGATGCCGCGGAGATGCGTTGGGCTCGGAAGATGCGCGGTATATCAAAGAAAGGGCATGTCCCAGTCCTTGGAAAGGGCATGGAGTACAAACCCATCTCTCTAGCGCAAAAGGACATTCAGTACATCGAGCAAAAGAAATGGAGCCGCGAGGAAGTTTTCGCCGTCCTCGAGGTGCCACCAGCTCTTTCCCAAGTGCTTGAATTCGCCTCGATCAAATCCAACATCAAGGAACAGAGAAAGCAACTTTTCCAAAACAATCTTATCCCGAAAATGCGATTCATCGAGGATGTCATGAAGACGCAGTTCTTCGACCGCGAAAAGATCAGCNATGTGAAGGGCCAGTTCGANCTATCGCAGATCGACGCACTGACTGATACNCTCGCAGAGAAAGCGACGACCATTGAATCCCTGACGAGGTCGGGCTTTACACGGAACGAGATTAACGAAGCGCTCAATCTCGGATTCGAGGACAAACCCTGGGGTGAGTTTTGGTGGATCCCGATGACTCAATACCCCGCGGGAGGTGAGCCGCCGGCACTACTTGGATTTGGAGGTAAAACAGATACTGGCAGAGCGAAGACAATCACTGATACTATTATTCCCCCAATAATAAAACGTGCGCCGAATTATAGGAGGCTCGCCGAAAGCGCATTNCGAGCGGTCCATGNNCAGGAAATAGAAATGCGCGACGGACTTACGGATTATTTCTACAAAATGCGCTCGGACATGCTCGGCAGAATATTCAGCCGCAAAGGCATCAAGGCGATCGGCGATCAAGTTATCAACGATATCCTTCCAGATTTCGAGGAGTACAATAACGAACTCAGAAAGATTGTGCTCCCGATCTATACGTCTACTTTTGAAATCTCCCTCAAGAACATTAACGATGCGATGGGGACAAACGTCAGCATGTCCACCGCCCGGGCGACCGCCGTAATCAACGACAAGCTTATCAAAATCCAAGAGATCAATGAAACGATCCGCGACCAGCTTGTCCAAGATATAAGGCCGATTGTGCGCGATGCGATTGAGCGCGGCGATGCTTACGAAACGGTTGCCGGCAGACTCGCCGATGAAGTGAAGAACATTTTCAACAATGCCCGCCGGCGAACTCCTACTGTTGCGCGTACCGAAGTGAACGGTACCCTCAACGAGGCGCGATGGGAGACGATGAAGGAAGTCGGCGTGGAGAAACACCAGTGGATCAGCACGCGGCAGATCCGCGAGTCTCATATGCTGAATCATCTTGAGATCAGGGAGATGGGAGAATACTTCCCGTCGGGAATCAGATATCCTTACGATCCGGATGCGCCACCCGAAGAAGTAATTTCATGTTCTTGTATTTCAATTCCGGTGATGGAGTGAGAAATGGAAAAAATGGCAAAAGCACTGCTCAGAAGTGAAATAAAAAAGGTCGGCGATAACGAGTACGAGTTCATTATGTCTGACGAGACGATCGACCGCGACGGAGAAATCATCAAAGTCGACGGTTGGGACCTGAAGAATTTTAAGAAGAACAGCGTACTTCTTTGGGGACACAGGCATGACATACCCGGCATTGGTGTTGTGGGATTAACCGCAAAGGAGGATGGGGCGCTCGTAGCTAAAAAGGTAAGATTCGCCACCGAGGGAATATACGATCTCGCGGATACCGTCAGGGGACTCGTCGACGACAAAGTTCTAAAGGCCGTGTCGGTAGGATACATCCCGAAAAAGAGAACATTCCCTGCCGATGAGGATGAAGACGGCAAGGGAACCAAGGGGAAGAAAAAGCCGAGAGTCATAACCGAGGAAGCTGAACTTTACGAACTGTCGATCGTGAACGTCGGCTCAAACCCGAACGCAATTGCGGTTTTAAAAAGTGCTGAGCAAAAAGCAGAGAACAATCCACCGGAGGAATGGTTCACGGAAAAATTGTGGAATGAAACATTCGAAAAAGGAGAAACAGAGGAGGTGGAAGAAAAACCTTACGCAAACGAACATTCATGCCGGCTCAAACCGCCCGATTATCCGAAATATAGACGTGAGAACTGCAAGGTGAAACATGACGGAAAGTGCATAGATTTCATTTATGGGATAAAGGGGCCAAAAGAAAGCGAACTACAGGCAATGCGATATCCTAAAGACATCTGGACGGCATCTGCCGCCCGGGCGCATTGCAAGAGCGAAGACGGTACATTCGAGGCGGCTGCAGAAAGTAGTATTGGAGAGATCGCGGAAATGATCATCGAAGAAACCAAACAAACACTTGATGAAAAAATAGAAAAGACGGCGAAGCCGAAGCGACGGTATGATGGACTTTTCGCCGGGGACCCGGAAGGGGACCAGACCAAACCGGCAGATAAAGGAGAGAATCCTAATCCGTTCGCAGAAGACGAGCCTTCAAAACCTTTATTCAAGGAGTAAAAAATGAAAAGCATAATTGAGATGATACAGGATCTCAACAAGGATTCCACAGTCGCGGACTTTAAGACCATACTCGCCGAACGTGAGAAGCAGTGGGCCGAAAAAGAAANCGTGACTCAGGGGCTCCTCACGAAAAGGGAGGACGAGGTAAAAACTCTCAACGAGAAGATTATCCATCTCGTCGAAGCCTCCGTGAAGCCGANAGTGGATTTCGATAAGAATCCCGACAAGAAGCACTCGGAGATATTCAGAGCGGCTTACCATAAGGATCTCGCAAGTCTCTACAAGCATGGCGGGATCATGGCAGTGGATTCTAAAGAAGAATGGAAAGACACCGGTTGGAACATTGGGATTGCCGCAGAGAAAGCGGCACTCGGGACCGTGCTCCGCGGCGATGCGACGACTGGTTCATATCTTGTTCCGGTCGAATACGCGAACGAGGTCTTCATGATCGCAAAGCAAGCGTCCGTCATGCTNGGAAAAGTGACGACAGTCCCCATGGCCGCGCGGTCGATGTTCTGGCCGACCAGGCTCACGACCTCCTCCATNACCTGGGTAACGGATGANACCACGGCGAAGACGGAAAGCGCCCCGACGTTCGACCAGGTCAACCTCGTCTGCAAGACGGCGGCTTCATGGTTTGCGGTTACGGATGAACTCATGGAAGACTCCAATGTCAACCTCGCCGAGTATTTCCGCAACATGTTCGCCGAGGCGTGGGGTCAGGAAGCAGACAACCAGATCCTCGTGGCGAACACGGCGCCGTTCATCGGAATGACGCGGAACACCTCCGTCAACGTTGTGCAGATGAGCCCGGGCAAGACCGACTTCTCCAGCGTCTCTTTCCAGGACCTCATCGANATGGAAAGCGCAATCTCGACCGCAATGGGAGAGAATGCGTTGACCGGTNCGGTTTACATCATGAACCGCAAGGTGTTCAACTATCTGCGGACGAAAAAGGACGACGATGGACAGCCGATTTACCAGAGACCGGCGGAGGGCGTCCCCGCGACGATCTATGGACGGCCGTATCTCCTCAGCGACAAAATGCCGTCCACAGACGCGGTATCGACTGGGTTCATCGTTCTCGGGAACCCGAAGTACTGGCTCCATGGCGACAGGGTCGGGATGCAGTTCCAGATCTTCGACCAGACCTATGCCCGGATGCAGTACGACGAGATCTTCTTCAGGTTCAGAATCAGGCAGGGCTTCATCGCAGCGATCCCCGGGGCCTTCGCGGTCCTGAAGACCGCCGCGTCGTAAAAGTTGCAATGCAACAGAGGCATAAAGTGAGAATCATCCCCGGGGCGACACGGTTCCCCCGGGCATTTTAAAACGGAGAGGTAAATAACATGAGTGCTTATGGAGCTTTTATCGAAGGGTTTGCAACAGTCGACAGACATACCGAAACCGCCGGCACGGCAATCAGCGAACAGATCCAGGGATGGAACGGCGAGAGACTCGCCCTCTTGTTCTACTCGATTGTCACATCAACCACGGCGCACGTGCTGCACCTTATGGAAACAGGCCCACTTGCGGGCGCGAGGAATGCGGCCTCTGCGGCGGCAGCCGCGGCGCAGAAGGTCATCAACGTGACCACGACCCCGACCGACCCGGCAGGGAACGCGGCAGCAGCAAACGACATCGTGGCTTACCAGTGCACCGATGGGTCGTGGGAATTCAACACCATCGCATCTGTAGCGACGCTTGCGATCACGCATAGCAACAACCTCGCAAAGGCTGTTGCATCGGGCGCGAGATATCTGATCTTCGGTATCACCGGCGACAACATGGGTCAGCAGTTCACGCTGACGGCGAGCGTCACGAACGTTTCGCCGGCGGTGCCGATCGTCGCAGTCAACCCGTATGTGAGCGATCCTTGGTATGTGCACATCGCAAACGGCACGGCTGCAAGCGTGATCCAGACGATGTTGTTCGCGTACATCAACAAGTAACACCCGAAGGTGTAATTCCTGAAAAGGGGCGGGCTCTCCTTTCCTCGCCCCTGTTTTAAAAGGCGGATGAATGTGCAGGCAGGGAGAAGAGGAAAAGATCATTCTCAAGGACGGCCGGGGAGTGATGGTGGACAAATGCCTTGCGCCGTACATTCAGGCATTGAACGATTCGGGGATAGCCACAGGCATCAGCTGCTGCGGCCATGGAGAGCAGGACGGTTTCATATTGGCCCAACGCGATGGGAAATACCGACTTCTGATAATAGTCGAAGAAGGAGAGAAGTCACTTGAACGGTTCGGTGATGGATTCAGGCAGATGGCGACTGATTTTGAGAACAGGAGAAAAAAGTGAAAGCGATAGTGGTGCAGACCTTTTACATCCCAGGCGCGAACAAACTCTATAAACATGGAGAGGAAATCGATGTGGATCGGGATTTCGCACAGCAGTACGTGTCATGCCTGAAGATCATCGAGGAGAAGGCCGCGCCCGCACCGTTTAACAAAATGGTCACCCGGGAAAAGGAAATCACGAAGACAGCCGATCCTATGAAGACGGCGACGAAAAGGGGACGGAAGAAAAATGGCGTTCGGCCCAACAATTGATGCGGCAAATGCCCTCGTTGATATCGATACCGCTCTCGCATACTTGGGTATAGCTTCGACAGATACGGCGCGCACATTCATGGTGAAGCAGTGCATCAACGGAGCGAGTTGGTTCTGCAACTCGTTTACCAAGAGGAAACTGCTCTCGAGGGCGAACGTTGAGTATTACAACGGCGGCGGCCAAAAAACGATAATGCTGAATAACTATCCGTGCACAACCCTCACATCGGTTTACGATGATCTTGATCGTGCCTATGGTGCAACCACGCTCATTGATCTTTCGGACTTGGCGATTATGCCGACGGATCTACTCTACATGATCGTGTACGACGGCGGGGCGTTTCTGAACGGAGTGAAAAACGTGAAAATCACCTACACCGCCGGATACTTGACGGTGCCCTGGGATCTGCAGCAGGCATGTCTCGGGATATGCGGGATTTATTTCCATCACACTGATGAGAAGACGCTTGCGATTCAAAGCCGGAGCGTTGGAGATGGCAGCATCACGATCGATGTGAGCAAAATGCCGCAGTGGATTTTCGATATCCTGAACATCTACAAGAAGAAGTGGTGAAATGGTCGAGATAGAAATCAAGTTGCACGACGAGAAGTTCAGGAAGGATATAGACGCATTACAGGAAGCCATCCCCGAAATGAACGAGAAGTCTCTCGGGCTTGCAGCAGAGTTTGTCCGGGGTCGCGTACAGAAAGATTATCTAATGGGTCCTCGGCCCGAGCGCCTTGATGTGAGAACCGCAAGGCTGATCGGCTCGATACAATCGAAGGTGATTCGTGAGGGGAAGGATTCGAAAGCCTATGTCGGGAGCAATGCGGTATCCCCGGAGGGATATAACTATCCCGGGTATTGGGAATATAGCGGCTCAAAACACGGGGGGCCGAGGCCCTTCCTCGGGCCGGCGGTCGAAGAACATAGGGAAGAATGGATCGATATCTGGATTAAAAAACTGAAGGAGCAAATCGAAGCGTGGCTATCCGCGAGAACATTCTGAGCAACATCGTTACGACGCTCAAAACGATCACGATTGCAAACGGGTATAACTACGATATCGGCCTCGTCTCGAGGGAGCCGTTCAACTGGAACAACATGAAACCGCAGGACTATCCGGCTGCTCTCGTCGTCTGGAAAAGAGAAGCCAAAGACGCGACAGGACTTCAGGGTCAGCATGTGCTCGCCGATATGACTGTCACTGTCCGCGGCGTAGTGTGGGCAAATACGGAACTCGAAACCGCGCTGAACAATTTCTTGAACGATGTGGAAAAGGTCATGTGCGTCGACACAGACCGGGGCGGATACGGCGAATACACCGAACCCCTCGCCATAACCGTGTTCCAGACTGAATTGATAGATTTCGCAATATTCGACTTCGATTTTAGGGTCGTATATCAGCATTTATATGGGAGTCCTTAAAATGCCAAAAGTAAAAACACTTGGTGCTTTTGAAACAAAAACCCACCGGGTAATTTCAAAAGGATCTGGGGAAATAATCAATATGCCTGATGAAGATTATGAGGAGGTCAGGGAATTATGCGAGCTCCTCGAGAAGCCAAAGAAAAGAAAGAGCAGGGAGGGTTAAAAAATGTCACCGATTTATACTGGAGCAATGGGCAAGGGCGGATACAAGCTTGAGACTTCATACGCCGCGGGAGGGACGCCGGTTTCGATCTTCCTTCCACTTATCAGCGAGGATATGAAACCGAACATAGAGAAAATCGCCTCGCCGGCGATGTTCGGATCAAGGAACACGAAGACATATTATCACGGGAAGCACGATCCCGGAGGATCCGTAACATTCATGGCGGATCCGGACAATATTGCGACGCTGATATTCGCAGCACTCGGCGCGGAGGGGAACGCGACGCAGGTTGTGGGGACGCAGGCGGAGATCACGGAAATCACCTGCGCGGCCGACGTTGCGGGATCATTGAGCGGAAAATACTGGACGCTCAATTCGCCGACGACGCAATACTACGTATGGTATGACGTAGCCGGTCTGGGATCTAATGATCCTGCGATTGCAGGCAAGACCGGGATCCCGGTTGGAATCTCATCCGGGGCGACCGCGACGCAAGTAGCCACGGCGACAGCCAGCGCCATCGATGCGAAAGCGGACTTTGTATCTACATCTGCTGTTGCCGTTGTGACTGTTAACAATGCAGCGGCCGGAGCCGTAGTAGATGCCGCCGATGGAGACACAGGATTCACGCCGTTTACTGTCACCCAGCAGGGAAGCGGCGGCGCAGCGTACGATCACGTCTTCACGCCGGCAGCGGCTGCGGTCGATCTGAAAAGCTTCGCGCTGGAGATAGACCGAGAAGGAACTTGCTGCGTCTATACCGGATGCGAGGTGAACGAGATAACGCTGAGCGCTTCCCTCGGGAGCCCTCTCCAGTGCGTGCT